GAAGCATTAACAGTTGCATATACTAAGTTCTGGACTTCCCAATTGGAATTTGTGGAAGCATAAACAGTATTGGTTAGGTCATAGATAGCGTTCTGGACAACCCAGTTAGAGTTACTGGAAGCATATACAGTATTGGTAAGATCATAAAGAGCATTTTGAACTGCCCAGTTAGAATTACCGGAAGCATAAGCGGCATTAGTCAAATCATAGTTTGCATTTGCCATAACATAGTTGGCATTTACAGTAGCGTAAACTAGATTTTGAACTGCCCAGTTAGAGTTAGCTGAGGCATATACTGTATTGGTTAGATCATAAACGGCATTCTGAACGGTCCAATTAGAATTGACCGAAGCATATACGGCATTAGTGGTGTCATAAGCCGCATTGAGGGTGGTATAACCAGCGTTAGCCATATCATAGTTGGCATTGACGGTGGCATATACAAGATTTTGGACAGTCCAATTAGAGTTTGCGGAAGCATAAACCGCATTGACCGTGGCATATGCTGCATTGCTCAACTCGTAGTTGGCATTTGCCATTGTGTAGTTAGAATTTAGTGTATCATATGCTGCATTGCTCAACTCGTAGTTGGCATTTGCCATTGTGTAGTTAGCGTTAACTGTAGCATATACTAAGTTCTGGACGGTCCAGTTAGAATTGATTGATGCATATGCGGAATTGGTAAATGCATAGTCGGCGTTAACGGTATCATATGCAGCATTAAGAGTTGCATATGCCGCATTACCCATTACATAACTGCTATTGACAGTAGCGTAGACTAGATTTTGAACTGTCCAGTTAGAATTAGAAGATGCATATACAGCATTAACAGTATCATAAGCAGAGTTGAGGGCAACATAGGCTGCATTGCCCATAACGTAGTTGGCATTAACTGTTGCGTAGACAAGGTTCTGGACAACCCAATTAGAATTTGCTGATGCGTATACCGCATTGATAGTATCCTGTGCTGAACCAAGATCGGTATTAGAAGCGATGTAGGTTGTGATGGTCTGTGCTACGTTTCCAGAGATTGACCACTTTTCAGCGGATTCATCCCAGAGTAGAGCAGCATTGGCTTTTAGACCACGATTGATTTCGATACCAGCATCTTCCAGAGGAACAGCGTTGAGAGGAAGATCGGCATTGAGGGTGATGATGTTATCGCCAACCTGTAGCTGTCTAGTATTAGCGTATGTAACTTCACCGACAATGAATAGATTGCCAGTAATTCCAATATCACTTGAGATTAGCTGGAGCGATGGAGATGATAGCTTAACATATGTGGCATCTGTGTAAGCATTGGCAGAGTTTGCCATATAGCCAGCATAGGAATTAGCTGACAATCCAACAAGATTAGACCAGTTGTTTGCTCCAATAGCTAGTGAGTTAGCATTGGCATAAGCTGCATTAGCTAAGGTATAGGAAGCATTTACTGTTGCATAAACAAGATTTTGAACGGTCCAATTTGAGTTTGCGGAAGCGTAAACGGCATTAGTTGTATCAAAGGCAGCGTTTAGAGCCTCGTATGAGGCATTGCCCATAACGTAGCTGCTATTGACTGTTGCGTAAACTAGATTTTGAACTGTCCAATTGCTGTTAGATGATGCGTAAACTGTATTGGTTAGATCGTAAAGAGCGTTCTGAACCTGCCAGTTAGAATTAGATGATGCGTAGGCTGCGTTGATTGTATGATAGGCAGCGTTGCCCATAACATAGGCAGCATTAGTGGTTGCATATAGGGTATTCTGGACTGCCCAGTTAGAATTAGCGGAATCATATGATGCATTGGCTGTATTGAAAGCAGAGTTCAATGCCGTGTAAGAAGCATTGGACATGGTGTAATCTGCGTTTACAGTAGCATAGATTACATTCTGTATATCCCAGTTAGAATTGGCTGAGGCATAAACGGCATTTACGGTGTCATATGCAGCATTAAGAGCAACATAACCAGCGTTGCCCATGACATAGTTACTATTGACTGTGGCATAGACAAGGTTCTGCACTTCCCAATTGGAATTTGCGGAAGCATAGATTGTATTTGCTAATTGATAGACAGCGTTCTGGACAACCCAGTTAGAGTTTGAGGAGTCATAAACAGAATTGGCTGTAGAATAGAGGGCATTCTGTACCGCCCAATTTGAATTGGAGGTATCGTAAACAGTGTTAGCAACTGTATAGAGAGCGTTCTGGACTTCCCAGTTTGAGTTGGCTGTAGCATATACGGCATTGACAGTATCGTAGGCTGAGTTAAGAGCAACATAAGCTGCGTTACTCATTACATAATCAGCGTTTACGGTAGCATAAACGAGGTTCTGGACTGTCCAGTTGGAATTGATAGATGCGTAGGCTGCATTAACGGTGCTATAAGCTGCATTAAGTGTAATGTAGCCAGCATTAGACATAACATAGTTAGAGTTTACAGTAGCGTAAACGAGATTTTGAACTGACCAATTAGAGTTTGCAGAAGCATAGACAGCGTTAACTGTTGCGTATGCGGCATTTAGCGTCACATAACCGGCATTAGACATCGTATAGTTGGCGTTAACCGTGGCATAAACCAGGTTCTGGACTGCCCAATTGGAATTAGATGATGCATAGGAATAGTTTGCTACGTTAGCAGCACCATTCGCATGATACCAGATTGGAATAAGGTCAGTAGCTAATGCTACACCAGCCATTGAACCAGAACCACCGTTGGTGATCTGGATTCTGTTTTTAGATGTTGTGGTGACGTTTACTTTGTTATCACCGCCGGTTGTGATTTTGATTGACATAGCTTACTTTGTTACCGATGGTGTTACGTATATAACTCCTTCAATAAGTCTGGTCACCGTTTGTGTGGTGTCAGTAACTTTAACATCAAACAGGTAAGAACCTGCACGTAGATTTGCAGTATTAGACGAGTTCATTGTAAGAAGAAACTCGCCGTTTGCGGGATCATATACCGAAGCTGATAGATATGCGTATGCGTTAGGAGATACTAACGATCTTCTTAGTGCGCTACTAACAGTATAACCTAAAACATTCTGAGGAAGATTTGTATTGTCATCATTGAGGTTAATGGTAGTAGAGAAATCGCTCCCTTGGTCAATGTAAAGTTCTACGTATTCGGCCATCGAGTCTCTTTCTTTGTTTAACTACCTATTTATATTTATCTTTTGAGCAGTTCCGAAAACTCTTGTATGAATGATGGATCTTTTTCAGATAGAACCTTTAAGGAATCAACCAGGTTGGTGACAGTATCATATGCTTTTAGAAGTTCGGTTTCTTCGGTTTTCTGTATTGCCTCTGCCGATGCAGCCTGTTCTGCGATCATGGCATTCTTTAGGTCTTTAATGTCCTCAACCGTGAATGCCTTGGTATCTCCAACCAAATCTCTAAGGTTTCTCATCTTGGTATCGATATTTGGATCTTTGATTTCTTCATGGATCTTCAACCAATCAACAGGAGCATTGATCATAATTCTCTTTTCAACTTCTTCTGTAGATGGAGTTGGTGTATCATACAAGGTCATTAGAACGTCGGTTCTTGTAGCAACAGGATAACCGTCTGCATTTAGCTTAACAGAACCATCTTCGTTAAATGATGATGCCAGATCCATTTCAGTCAACTTGTCGGTGAAATAGCGAATTACTACACCGTGTGATTCCGGATCAATCTTAATGATGCGATATTGAATGTTCATTTGTTCCTCTTAAGCAACTGGGCCCGATACATGGGTGTTGTTGATGTAATTGATGTATGTATTACCTGTGATAGCATTACCTTGAGAGCCTTGGGCTCCTGTATCACCTGTGGCGCCTTGAGCACCAGTTGAACCTGTGGCTCCAGTTGCTCCAGTAGCACCAAAAGCACCGGCGCCGCCACCTGGACCACCGCCAGCACCACCGTGGTTACCTGCACCGTGACCTGAACCACCATGACCGCCAGCAGCATTATAAGCGCCGCCTGCGCCACCATGACCACCATGAACGTGTGCGTGGTGTTGGTTACCGCCATAGTGTCCGCCACCTGGACCGCCGCCGGCGCCGCCGTGATTAGCACCGTGACCTGCACCATCGCCGCCAGGAGCACCATGACCACCAGTACCTGTACCACCGCCACCACCGCCGCCACCTGCGTGGACGTTAGCACCGTGGGCGTGCTGAACACCATAAGCACCAGTGTTATAATGCTGTCCGTAGCCGTGAGCACCACCGCCACCGCCGCCGCCTCCGCCGCCACCGTTTCCTCCGTGACCACCTGCGCCGCCGGCGCCACCGTCACCACCATCACCACCAGTGCCGCCGTCACCACCATCACCGCCTGTACCACCGACAATAGCATTTTTGTTGTTAAGAACGATAGCAACACCTGTAGCAGCGTCGGCTACGAATGATGTACCACCAGTACCTCCTGTAGCACCTGTGCCGCCTTTGGCTCCCGTGCCACCAGTGCCGCCTGTAACACCTGTACCGCCGGTACCACCTGTACCACCGCCACCACCATGGTTGCCTGTATTAGTATGACTAGCGCCGTGACCACCGTGACCACCAGAGCCATTACTACCTGTAGTTCCTTGGCCGCCTGTAGTTCCTGTAGAACCTTTGGATCCTGTAGAGCCTGTAGAGCCTTTATTACCTTTTGAACCTGTAATAGTAGAATTGTTCTCAATATAGATCCATGTACCAGGAGTCCATGATGAATTTGTTCTGAAAGCTGGAGTCGTTGGTGTTGAACCTGAAACAGCAGCATTAACGAAGCAAAGAACATTTAATGGATATGATGGACTACTTACAGAAGAATATAGATCAACGTCACTCGTGTTTGCGCTGATTATAACTACCTTAGTTGGTCTAACAATCGGTGCTAGAAACATATATTATTACCTCACATCTGGTAGGTATGAACCGTATAGATTTGTGCCGTCACATACGAATGAGAACAAATCACGGCGATTTGCTGTGGAGGTGAGAGTTGGTGCAACACCAGCAGGCCATTTGAATACGGAGTTCCAAGTTAGTGATCTGCCACCTGAACCATCTTGTACCACATGGAGTATATATGTACCAATTTTGAGATTGGTCGGCGCTGCCATTGTTCTAGAACCGCCTAGTGTGACCGTGGCAACTGAACCAAGAGAAACGTCCCAGTTAATTGTCGAACCGTCGGTTAGTGTTTGGTTGGCAATGTTAGCATCAATTGTAACGGTGCCGGTGAATGTTGGACTAATCTTAGTGGCATATGTAGCAATTGAATATGTATTTACGGCATTTGACCATGCATTAGCTGACGCACCAACTGTGTTTGACCATGAGTTAGCAGAACGTGATACAGTATTTGACCAACCATTTGACGCCAGACCTACGGCATTTGACCATGCGTTAGCAGAAGCAACCGAAATCTGTGCATTGCTGTTAGCAGCAGTCACATAAGATATAGCAAGTCCGTGAACTGTATTAACAACTAGAGCGGAAGCAATGTTTCCAGAAGCGGAATCATTGACCGATGAAGATGTTAGAATGTTGATAGTAAGATTACTTGATCTAGAAGCGAATGATGGAATAGATACTGTATTAGCATTTGATGTATTACAGAAAATCAACTTGTCGTTTAGAGCAACAACGGTTGAGTTTGTGACTGTTCTCCAATAATCAAATGTATCTGTGAGTGCGACGTTTGCTAATGCCATCTTATCTTCTCGCTAATCCTTTAAGTAAATCTTTGATCTCGTTGATATCAGTTTTCAACTCGTTTATCTGTTCTTGTATCTTGTCTACCGCCTGCTCTTTTCTTTTTCGTTTCTTATAAGCGGCTAGAGCATCGTTATCTTTATTTATAAGAAATCCTTCAGCGGTCCTATAGATTCCTGGTCTGTCGGTTCTTTTATCTGGTTCTCGAATCTCTGTCACTTCCTGCATTTCTTTCTGTTATGAGATTTAGTATAACGTTACGTTCGTTCTCTGGTGTAAGTTCTTCCTCAATATCGGTACATCCGTGTACCTCGATGAGTTTAGAAACGATATCCAACCATAACTCGGCAGTTTCTCTATCATAGCCTATCAAGGTTATAATTCTTCTACCGAGTTTCTTTAGTATTGATGGTGGAGCCACCGTGCAACCTAATAGAACATGATGATCGGTAACGGTTACTGGGTAATCAAAACCAAGACCAAGTAATGGCTTTCTGGTGACTACCGTGTGACCATACAATCTAATACACTCATAGATGTAAGCATTACCATAAACTTTACAGTTATCATAGATTTCAGCATTGTTACATACAATGGCATTGTCATAGATTTCAGCGTTCTCATATATCTGGGCATTGTTCATGACCCTGGCATTACCATATACTTTACTGAAACCACTTACTCTGGCATTGTCTCTAATCGAGGCACTATCATATACCATGGCATCACCATAAACTCTTGAACCAAGGCATACTGTAGCATTACCGAATACGGAAGCACCATCATTGATGATAGAACTACCGCTTACTTGAGCATTTTCAAAAACTCTGGCATATGGACCGACATAGCAAGTATCATCAACCGAAGCTGTGTTGGCCACCCAGCCACCACCACGAGGGTGGCGGTGTGCTGGTACTGGTCCGTTTCCAAAGTCATATTCTTCTACTTCACTAAAGTCATTTTGTAGATCAAATTCAATTTCCATTATTCACCTTATATCTGTAGTGCAATTGCTCTCAAGTCACCAACACGAGGATAAACCGCTGTGTTGTTCTGTGTATTGACGATACCAATCTTGACAGCGAAATACTTATAACCTGTGAACTTAACGCCAGCAGAGTTAGTGTATTCAACCTCACCATTGGTGCCTGTCAAGTTAGCAGTAGCAAAGCCGTATGTATATTCCTTGAAGTCATTTCTGAAAGCAAGTGATGAATAGACATCGCCTGAGGTTCTTGATAGTTCGATCCATGGTGCATTTTCAAATAGTGTGGAATCTTCACGATGTAGGATCTTGATCCAAACCTTAACATCTGTGTTTGGTGGACGATATGCAGTTAGAACTACCTGGATATCTTCTGCGTCCTGACCTTCCGCAAGTGTAACAGTTCTGGAGATGTATCTATTAATTAGTTCACCACCAGAAGCGGCTGTTTCACCACCAGAGTTGGCAGTAATGACGTTATCAAGATAGATTGTGTGTGTTCTACCCATATCTAGGACAGGTGAAACACCAGTCTTGCCAGATAGGAATGTTGCTCTAACTTGATTTGATCTAGCACCACCAAGGACGGCTGTTTCATTGCTCTTAGAATGTAGAGCCTGTTCGGCATCATAGTAGTATGTTTCTGATGGCTGAACGGAAACGTAAGAACCTTCTACGCTGGTGTTTGAGTAAGAACGCATCTGGAACTTTAGGTCAGTGTCTTTGAATGACATTGTGCCTGGCTCAAATGAGATAGCAGAGTATCTATAGTTCTTAACTTCACCGATTACGGCATTGTAATCTGGGTTGGTGATGCTAAAGATATAGTCATTGGCACTAAAGTTACCGTCAGAGTTGGTCAACTGTGCGATGCTGTAAGTGATAGCAGCATTTGTGGTTGGACCATCAACATAGTAGTTTAGAACACCACGGCCATATGAAACAGAGGTAACGTTAGCTGAAATGCCACGATAGACATTGTTAGCAGCATAGACGTTAATTGTTTCACCAACGGAGTATCCAGTGTTAGACATTGAATAGGTTGAGCCGTTGATTGCAGATACGGAAGAGTTCGCAAGAGATGTTACACCCTTTAGAATATCTGTAGTCTGAATTGTTCCGTTTGATGATAGAACAAGTTTAGCGCCAGTGGTGAATACATCACCCTGTCTTGGCTTGAGGCTCTTTGTTCTGCTTGATAGTAGCAGATTTTCAACAGGCTTGTTACCAAGAATAGCTTCACCTTCTGTATTAACAGCAAAGTTTGCTCTATAGAACTTACAAGTTAGATCAACGTCGGCAATGATATCCCAGTTGATGTTATTGTTAGTCTGGAAGAATGTACCAGTATTACGACGGTTGTTAAACTGACCCTTGCCATTAAGATCGGTCTGACCCAACTTGGCAGTCCAGAAATATGTATCTGGGTTACCATCGACAGGGTGAATGATAAAGGCATACATTGTATTGTGATACAAGAAGATTGGTGCCTTAAACTTAACGTTTAGAGGATTAGTCTTACCATCTGTAGAGATTGGAATCTGTGTAACATCTTCGTACCAAACCTCTGAGAATGGTACCTGGTTGCGGGTGATTGTACCACCAGCGGTCATTTCACGGATTTCAAACCAAATACCCTTGTCTCTGATACGAGAAACGAAAACATCAACAGAGGTCAGGAACATGCCTTCTTCACCATCGGGTGCCAGTGACAAGAATGAGTAAGCGGAACAATGCTTACCTCTTGGTGGAGGTGGTGGTGGAGCGGCAATATCTTGGAATGCGTTGCTGCTATATGTTTCTTCAATTTCCTTATCGTAGTAATCGATATGTCTTGATGAATAGATTGTTTTCTGTTTTGTTACTGCGGTGCCAGAAGCAAAGAAGAATGAACGACCACCAGTTGATAGATCGTCAGATGCACCAAGCGGTGAAACCGATGCTTCATTGACTGGTACGAATGTATCTGCAATAACCAAAGCACGACTACCTGTGCGGAATTTCTTCTCTGGTGGTAGACGCAACTGGAAGTATAGAGTGCCATTTTCGTCAGTAACAAGATCAGAACCTTCGGCAGACCATGGACCTTCTGGTAGTGTATTCTCAACACCATCAGTAATAGCGGTATACTGATCTGAGGTGATTGGTCTTGAATAAGCTGACATTGGCTCATTGTCAAAGAATGACCAAACCTTGGTGAATGGCTTCATTGAGGTACATGCTACAGTAATAACCTGTGGACGAATGTAAGGAACCACCTCTGTATTGATGATCTTATATCCGCTTTCGGCACTTTGTGTCTGGTCAGACATCCAGTGTTCTGTACCGGTACGGACATTGTTATAGATGGTTTCAATAGAAACACCACGACCATTACCTGGTGGGTTTAGAGAGTTAGCAACGTCTCTGGCTTCGTCGTATGTTCTATAGAGATTGCCGTAGTTATAGGCGCTTCTATTTGAACCGTTACCTGTGTAAACACGGTAACCAACAACATACTTGTTCCAAGCATTCCATTCGGTGCTGGTTAGAACGGATTGGTTAGTTAGAACGTTTGTCTGTGTCCAGGTGCCGAGATTGATTTGCTCGTCTGGTGCGGTTGTAACGTCAACCCAAACGTCCTGCTCTGGGAACAATCTAACCTGACCAACGAATAGCCAGTCACGGCGTTCGACGTTACGATCAGAGGTTACCCATGACTGATTCCATAGAAGTTCTTCGGAATATGTTAGTGTAACAAGGTCATCATTCTTGACGGTGTTTGTGCCACTGACATAATCATAGCCGAATGAACTCATGGTGTATAGTGGTCGAAGAACCTTTTCTTCTGGATCCACACAGATATGATGATCATTATTATATGTGGCTGCTAGTGACTGATCACGGAAGGAATCTGTAAAGATACCATTCTTAAATCTGTCAAGACCATTATCATCAAGAATTAGCAGGTCATTAGCTGCCTTCTCCAAGATTGACAATGATGTATAGTATTCAAGATTGACAATACGCTGCTTAAGTGTACCAATGTCACGCATGGTAAATCTGGCGTTTGACATCTTCTTGGTTGATGTTGCTAGATCGGAGCGATTGATTGATGCTGCATAAGCGGGTGACAATGATGGATACGGAACAATATTAAGAACCGCAATTGTCATTGTACCAGGTATGCTATCTGGTGTAAGTGGGAAGTTACTTGGAATACCAGTGATTACTTGCCAGTTTTTGTCCTTATCAACTACGAGCAAGTCCTTACGACCGAGATAGGTTGTATAGTCATAAGTAATCTGGCTTGAAGATGCTGGTATTCTCAAACCATTTGTTGAGTTCTGATATGCATAAGACTTGGTTGGGTTTTCAGTACCAGAAGCTGGTGTTGTGGTATCTGTTGCTGAATTTGTCTTAACTGGTCTAAAGTCGAGATAGTTACGGAGATTAAACTCTTTACCGCTAACTGGTGACTTATAGACTGGAACATTTTCAGTTCTGATATTTGTGGCAGAATTGAATAGTGCATCATCATCTTCAATTGGATATGAGTCAATTGAGAAGTAACCAGCACGAGATGTAAAGTTTGGTTCAAAGTAATCAAGTTCGACCAATAGTCTATCGGATGATGTTAGACCAATACCAGTTGGTGTAATAGTACCATGATCATAGTAGCTATCACGCTGACCGTTATCAACCTTGAATAGAGATGTAACGTCTGTGCCAGCGGTGTTAGATGCTGGATAAGAACCAGAACCAAGTCTAATGCTCTTAACTTGATAGACATCAGAGAAACCAAGATCGTATGGACCAGTGGTGCCTGCGGTGTTACAGTTAATTCTTACGTAACGACCAGCTTTCTTCTGCTTCTCAAGTTCCTTAGCAGATGTTCTAGCCATCTTATATGTAAGAGTAGCGTTTAGTGTAGATGGGAATACTTCTTTAAGGTCAAATGTTAGAGCGCCAGAAACACCAGAGGTTGCTGTGACAGTTCTGGTTGCACCAGCGGCTGAACCCTTGCCGGTCATATCAACGATATCACCAACCTTGTATGCCTTAAAGTAAGTGTTACCTGAAAGACCTGTTGGTAGACCACCAACAACTGACAATGATGTGTCGTTAGTGATAGATGAAATGTAATAAGTTCTGGTATTACCAGCAAACTCTAGCTTGTCACCAACATTCAATCTGGTAAATGCTGTACCAACACCGTTTAGTGCGGATGTACCAGCAGTACCATTAACAGTACCTGACATGGTGATATTGGCAGCGGTGTCTAGTGTTAGTAATAGTTCCGTTTTCTGAGTTGATGATAGTGAACCTGTTCCGTATGGAAGAGTTTCGTATGTGCTACCATCAGAATAAGTGAATGTACCATTAGCTGCAATTGGAGAAATGGTAGCAGTCTTGTTGAAATAGAATGTGGTTGCATTAACAGCGGAGTCATCAATGTCTCTAACACTCTTAACATATTCGTCACCAACATAGTAAAGCATCTGAGAATTGTTGACATCAGTTAGAACGGCGCTACCAGATTCCAATACAACGTCTGCATAACCATCAGCGGCGGGACTGTCATAGTAAACGCTTCTTACATTGGAGAAGCTATTGCTTCCCAACATATTAATGTCCATTAGGAATAGATTGTATTGTCCGCTATAACCAGGAATACCAGTTGAGTATTCGATAGATGCTACGTTAGCAGTACCGATAACCTTACCGGTTGGTGTGGTGGCACCTGACCATAGATTGTTAGCAATACGATCCTGAACTGTATCATATAGCTTGATAGGTGCACCCTTGTCTAGTGTCCATGAGCCAACAAAGTCATTGACTGTGACATATGAACCTAGTGTAGCGGAAGCAATCTGTTCTCTATATTCGGAAGTAGCAAGACCTTTTTCGATCTGTAGTTCTGCGGTATCAAGATTGTTGATTTCATAACCTTGAACATAACCAAGACCAGCAGATACGCCGACGAATAGTAGACTGTTATTACCATTGGCATAACGACCAAAGTTAGAACCTGTATCATCATGCTCTCTAAGCTGAACATCTAGACCACGGACAACATAGTCACCAGACTGGTCATATAGACGCTTGGCCATTTCATCTTGAATGATGTTATACTGTGAACGTTCAAAGTATGACTTAACAACACCATTCTCAATGCTAAACAATTCTACGAAGTCAGGAGCACCGATTGGATCATCATATGTTCTAACAGTTAGAGTTGGTGTTAGCTTTAGACGATCAGCACCAGGTGCGGCATAGTTAGATGCCTCTAGAGCAGGATCAAGTAGTGAGGTGTCCTGTGAGGCGTTAATGATATCTTCCGAAACAAAGAAACCAACCTTACAAGACGGATTTGGATTATATCTATCAAGAATAACTGACTGGGTTGGGAATGAAATGAAGTGGTTCTTAGCGAAGAAAACACCTTCATCAATCTTAAATCTTGAACCAAAGCCTGTAGCACCAGTGTCAAGGACAACTAGTGTCTTAGTTACACCATTAACATTAGCGGATAGTGTTTCACCAGAGGTAAAGATTTTCTGAATGTTATTTGAACTTGATGTGGTCTTATACTTAACGTATAGTGTCTTGGTGTTTGAACTTGACTGTGAACCAGATAGAACATCAACAACCGCAGCGGTAATGTTTGATGTAGCGCCGATAACATCAACACCACTAAAGTCACTGATGGTAACGCTGGTGTTAGATGCGTCAAAGTCTTTAACCTTAACGTAACGAATGCCTGAACCTGTATTTGCACCACCATGTGTCTCAAGGGTAAACCCACCTGGGATGACAATAGAACCTTCTTTAAATACGTGCTTGCCGAAACGATTGATCTGTTCCTGAAGGGTAGACTGAATTTGTGTTAGTTCACGAGCCTGAACCGCATAGCCTGGCTTGAATAAGATTCTATAATAGTTACTGTCAATTGTATAGTCGTCATAGTAAGGTGTAACATTGAAGTCAGTTGTCAACGAATTGTTGGCCTTATTATAAGTCATTTTTATGTTTTCCCTTTAGAAATTCAGAACAATTTTGTAATCTTCGGCTTGATCATCTGCTCGTTCAATAGCAGTCATGTTATCTGTATATAGTAAATTTCCTGAACGAGGTTTAAGAGTTGGATTGGTAATAGCAGCAACGAAGCGGGCTGCGGTTGTATTAGCACCAATCAACAAGTCTTTAGTTGGTGTTCCGTTTGTGTTTGATAGCTTGATGACGTTATTACCTGAATCCCATTCTACCACGTATCCAGTAAAGAATGATGATTGCAATGAAGAACCCTGGTATACCCATTCATCCTCAACATACTCAACAGAGGTACCATTGAGTGATAGAACGGTCAACTGTGATACCGCTGGTGCGGATGATACGGTTGTTGTACCATATAGTTGCGGATCTTCAATAAGTGATATCTGTCTATAGTCGTTATGTGTGGTTAGAACACCACCTTCAGTATCTCTGATTTGAATGTTGGTGATAAGATAGCTTCCACCCAATTCGGTTAATGGATCAGAACAATGTCCACCCTGAGGACTGATAATTGCTCTGGCGGTAGCACCGCTGCCGTAAGATGATGAGATGGCTACGTTAGCAAAAGTATAGCCATAACCTAGATTATCGACAACAATTGATTGCACCGTATTAGAAGCTGTATTTAGAACAGCAAAAGCATTAGCATATAGACCATCACCTGTGATAGAAACGGCAACGTCATTGGCTGAATAGTTAGAACCACCGTCTGTTACCTTGATAACGTGAATAGCACCATCAATAGCGTTCTCTTGTACCAACCATTGCTGGCTGTTATCATTCTCGGTAATAGTTCTAACAGGAATGAATGACTGTGTTAAGAAGCGTAGCTTTTCTTCTGCACTCAAGGTATATACGTATTTCCAGATATAACCATCGGCGGTCTGGAAGTGAGTGGTTGTAACTAGAATGTTTGGCATAACTGTAGAAGCGGCGCCATTGTTATTTGATAGGCACTTGAATACGTTATGCTCTGAGGTGATAACATAAAAGTTATAGTTCGAATCGTGTAGTTCTAGAGAATCAATTAGATCGTCATATTCATCATAGACAACACCAGATACCCAGTTAATACGAGGTATGGCATGTCTAATATTGTTGCCAGTAATTCTCTTGGCACCAATCATATTCTTCCAAATGTCATTGTTGTTTTTGGTCGAGGTGTTTGCTTGTGGTGGAGCAGCATCGTTTGCCCAAGCACCTGCCCTACCAAAAGTTAGGTAGACGTTTGATGATGATGGTTCTGATACGGATTCTTTGACCTGCTTGGCAACAAAGATATCAAGGTTTTTAGAACGTGATGACGACAAAGGTTGATCCTTCTCTAATTATCTATTATTTATATGGCGAAACCAAAGCCATACCTTCCATAATTGAACCTGAAACAATACCCAATCCAGAGTGAGCAACCGCATTGATGGTGTCTTTATGACGAATTACCGCACCAGTTACCTCATTTACGGTGTTAGGTATAAACACTTGTGATCCATATACTGCCGCTGAATTGACGATACTATCGTTGGCTGTGTAATGTATATTATATGTGTTGGTGCTATAAATGTCTCTGACCATATAGATTCCGTTTGCTAGGTCTGTAGCGGTAGCAAAGAACTCTACATGGACATTATCATTGGCTGAATAACCACTGGATGATTTAAGTGTGGTGAATACAATGTTTGAATAGTTGTTTGTCTGATACCATACACGGACAGTGCTGTTACCAGTCGCTGGCTTAGCCACATTGAAGCTGAATGTATTGGTACCAGTCTTAACTGGGTTATAGACACCATTGACTGTGTTAGCCTGGTCACCGTTAGTGAAGGCAATATAAACTGAATTGCTGTTAGCGAACGGATGATTGACAATGATAATCTTAGACTTCTTCTGATATACACGAGCAGTTGAGCCACTAAAGAGAACATTGGCAGCAGAAACATTGAATGAGTTAGCATCCTGTACCGATGTTACGGTGTAATATCCGTTATCTGTATTGGCTGTGTCACCACCGAGTAGAAGAATGTAAGCCTGATCACCTACGCTAAAGCCATGGTTTTCGGCAGATACGATGACCTTCTTGCTGATTAGATTAGCAACACCAGCGCCATCATCTGCGGTTGTCATATCAGGATGTAGGACATTAAAGGTGTTGGCATTCTTAACCGAACGTACCTGATAGTAACCATTGGCTAGAGAAACGTCAGTGGTCTGGAACTGGATATAGACATTCTCGTTAACCGATGGTCTGCTATAAGGCAGTGTAAGCATAACATCTGGATTATAGATGCGAACATTACCTACGTTACCTGTTACAGTTTCGGTTAGTGGGTTATTAACAGTAAAGTGTGTTAGATTAGATGATACAACGGTATAGTTTGTATTACCTAGATTGGCCCATGCGTTTGTCTGGAAGTGCATGAATACATAATCGTTCTCGGCAAATGGGTGATTATAGTAAGCGATAACGATTGTGTTATTCTGTGCAGCATAACTTGCCAAATGATTTGATGTATTGACGCTAAATGAACCGGCGACAAATTCCGCATTGGCTGTACCAGTTACCACATTAGGTTCAAATACACCAGGTGTATAGCCCTGCACCTGATACATTGTCTTGAATGGTAGAACCACTGGTTGAGTATTAGCCAGTGAAATTTGAATATTGGTATTTGTTAGTGTTTCATTATCGAATGTGAGGTCATACTCACCAAATAGCTTGGTGCCGGCTGGATGTGTTAGATCCTTAATGGCAGTTCTATACTTATTGATGGTTTCATCAACCCTAACAACGTATGAGAACTCTTGATAGTAATCTCTATCTTCTAGGAAGTTATAGCCAGACAAATGACCGTCATCGTTGATATAACGACCTGGATAGGAGAACGCACCTGTAACAACTGATAGTGTAGCGTTAGCTGTTCCGTCGCCTAGTGTGTCTAGTCTTAGAGTTGGATTATCTGTATAGCCGTAACCACCACTAATGACGGTCATTGCCTGAATAGTACCGATGTTAGAAACAGACTGAATAATTTCTTCGTTCTTACCGATAACGGCTGTGACCATAACGTTAGCACCAGAACCTGTTCCTGATACGACATTGGCGAATGGTAGATTTAATGAATCATATCCAGAACCACCGATGATCTGACCAGGCATTTGCTCAAAGCGAACCTCGGTGATCATACCATTGGCTGCTACGTTGGTGACGTTAGCAATAGCACCAGAACCAGAAGAACCTTGTGGGTTGATAAACTCAATAGTATCACCAGCGGTATAACCTAGGCCACCAGAAACAATCTGCATCTTACCAAGAATACCCATCTTGGTGATGGTAGAGTTGGCAGAGATAGCGATGGTGATTGGTGGGATGTAGTTATTACCACCATTTGTGATTGATAGTGAAAAGGCTGGTCCGCAGTTAGCATAGACAAAGTATGACATAGAATTGGCGAAGCCAGCGGCGTCATTAGCTGGGTCGATAATAGATGATTTTAGATTTGAATATGTGGCATTACCGATAGCTGTATTAGCTTCAAGATTAATAGTTGACCACATAACATTGTATGAATTTGGATGATAGAATCCGGAATCATCAACGTCGGCTACTAGACCAGCAGCACCAGAACCAGAGCCGAAGATCAATAGAGGATCATCAACTTTAAAGCCAGCACCACCTTTAACGATACCAGCGGCCTGAATAGTTCCTTTAGAAACGGTTGAAATGATAATCTGAGCACCAGAACCTGTGTTACTGGTGATAGGTACTGTGGTGCCTTCTGTATAGCCTTGACCACCAGCAACAATCTGTACCGCTGTAATAATACCAGAGAATAGGTTAGCCGTTAGATACTTATCTTCACCTTCTTCGGTAAAGAATGTTGTGATTTCTTCGGCGTTCAAGAACTCTTTATAGAGGCTTGATAGCTTCAATTCATAGATTAGCTGACCCTTATCAAAGTAAGTGTCGACCTTTTCTACAATAGCCGTGGCGTTTGATGTTAGACCTTTGATGGAGGTATTAGCAAAGTTAACGGCAGCTATACTATTTGATACGTTATTGACCTTGACATCTCTTACTCTAAGAGACTTCTCAATAAACCACTTACCATCAGAGGCACGTAGAATGTCCTGCTTTGGATAATAGAAAGAGGCCTCTTTGTTGAGCAATGCCTGAATAATAAAACGAGCAGACTTTTCTGAACCAGAAGAAAGATAAAACTCTCTGGCGTGTTTAAGTATGTTTACTCTATCAGCTAGAACCTTATCAGGAATATAAGCGATGAAACTATCATACATCTTTTGAAGGAATGAAAGATAGTCGTAATCGTCTCTGATGTTACTGTCATTGGTATGTTCATCTAGAACGTGTTCATATAGCTGATCAATGTCCAGGTTACGAAGCATGTTCTTGGAAAGGTAAAGTGTTTCACCTTCCTGCTCCATTTGCTTATAGTAGTATTCTAGAAATTTGATAAACGTTTCATGTTCTTCTCTGACAAAGGCAGGAAGCTGTCCAGAAATAAGTAATGATGTTTTGTTATTTGATGCTGATTGAGTCATTAAATTACTTTTCTGCTACTATTTCTAACTGGACAGTCTGAACGTTGTTTTCGTCCATGGTCAATATTCTGTTTCTCAAAGGTATGATGATTTCAGAACCAGAAACGACATTGAATGTGAGAACATCGGTATCATAGTAATCGTTAGCCACAATGGCGCTAGGCTGAATGGCGTTAATGACGATCAATCCTGTGTCATAGTCAATAGTACCAGCATCGGAACTTACGATGTTCTTATTACCTAGATCATCATAGTAATATGTTCTTAGTGTTCCGTTTCTTGCTTCTAGAACGGCCTTAGCTGTAGCTTCTACACCACCATCTGGATCGGTGATGGTGACAATAGCACGAGAGTAATTGATACCCTTATTTGTAACGGTGATTGAGTTTACCTTGCCATTAACGATTGTAGCCTCGGCAGTGGCACCAGTACCGTCACCTGTGATAGTGACATAGGTTGATGTTGTGTAATCTCTACCTGGTGTAATCAACTCAATGGAGTCAACACCTGTGAATGAATTTGGTACTTCTTCATAGAATACGTTACGAGAGATAAGGCTGCTATCTAGAACGGTAATCTGTGGGAAAGAGTATAGCTTATCGGTAAATGTACCTCTTTCAATAGTGGTCTTAAAGTCGTAATAATATTTTCTTTGCTGGGCCTTATCGATCTTCTGACGGCTCTGTAGATAAATTCTAAGATCAGAACCAGTGATTGAACTGTCGGCCTTTTCAATATATGACTGTAGCTTTGACTTCTTAAAGGTTGAACGATAGGTATTCAACTCGGCATCCGCATAGTCATAGGCGGCCTGCTTAACGAGATTCAATATTTCCGTTGATGCCTTAGTGGTCAATGATGGGTTGTAATAGACCTTACCACGAACAGTCACGAAGATATATTCTGGGTCAACGATTACTGGTGTAACCGTGATGACGTTTCTTTCAGCGACCAGATTATTCTTGATATTCTCTTTTTCAAGGTTTGTTAGTGTATAATAACCTTTAGTCTTAAGAGAGATATAAACTTTTCCGTAAACTGGTGGGTCGTTCTCCTCACCACCCCAGATAGAAACGGCGTCAATATTTGGATAGTCTTTAGTGATTAGTGTTTCATAATCACGGACTGTAACGCAGCGGTTCTGGGCTGTATAATACTGTGGGGCTCTTAGTCTGATACGGTCAATATCTTCCTTATCTGAACCACCTGATGAACTCTCTACAGTGGTAACTCTAACATTACCAGTAAAAGCTGAGGCGATTGGTTCGATAAAGTTAAACTTAGATACGGCATTACCATCTGTGCCTTGTGTATCAACATAAGTGGCAATAACGATATTACCGACCTTTGGACGATAACCAAGAACATTGTCACCAAACTGAATGGTATAGTTTAGGTTCTCGTTTTCTTCCACAAAGTAGATACGGCTATTGGCTGTAACCTCGGTGATATCAGTAGAAAGAATATATTCTTCTGTATATGAGTTAGCTGATGATTCCTGCACCGTGACGGTTAGAGTATGTGTATCGATATTGGCTGATGGTAATTCGAAACGAGCGGTCTTATTATTAGCAGACATAGAAAACTGCTGGGTGATTACCTCACCTTGAATGATACGGACATTTGGTAGATAGTATGAACCGTTTGACTTATGTGCGGTATTAGCATTGACTGTGACGAATGGATAGTTGGTGCCTTCAATATCAGCACCAAGTAGTCTGGTATACTTGTCAATGGTGATATAGTCGATTGTCTGGCTTTCCGTTGATGTTGGTGTAATGCGAACATTCACCTTGGCAGCGGCAGCATGTTTAGAGGTTGGCACATAGTTGATCAACTTGGCCTGTGATAGAATATTCTGACGAACCTGTGCGGTGTCAAGGAATGCCTCGTTAGCCACCATATTCAGATAGTATGAATTGTAATAGGTGTTATAAGCCAAAATGTCCAATAGAACAGAAAGACCAGAACCCTCAAAGTTATAGTCGGTGAACTCTGACTGGCTATTAAGATAGGTCTTTAGATTGTTTCTGATAGAGTTAAAGTCTAACTCCGAAACTCTGAGGGTTGTATTTGCTCTTGACATTGCTTTTAACGAATCCTCTCAAGGAATAGATTGAAGGTAGCAGGTGTTTCTGTATTGACCACGATATATTGGACTTCTACACCAAAGCCATTGTTATCATAATCGACCGTAACTGTAACTTTGATTAGTCTTGCTCTAGGCTCGAAATTATTTATTAGACGAATAATGGCATCTTCAATAAGTGCCGCTGTCATAACATCTACGTTATCGAACAGCAATCTTGTTACATCCGAACCTATGCTGGATTTAAATGGTCTCTC